ATCCCATAGTTAGCTAGGTTTTGGGTACTTGGCTTTGACAGGATCGACTATATCTGTCTTCCACTTATCGAGTCCGTTGTGGTAGATGTAATCGAGTTGCGTTCTCCAATCTGGATATTCTTTTGCTCGATCATCTTTGTATTTCACAAGAGCATATTCAGCATCTAGCGTAACTCTAGCTGCATCAATATCAGATTGAACAAGTGTTATTTTTGTTCCATCTTCCTTAAAAGCTCCTGTAGAATCATCTACGCTTACGCAATCTGGATAAGCCTTGTAAATAGCTTCGTGATCATATTCCATTATGATAATACCTCCTGAACTAATAAACTTGTTGGAGTACGAGGTCTATAAATAGCATTTTCATCTGCTTGAGACTTGCCAACATAAACAAAAGCATTACTATAATCTGATGCGTATTGTAATCTATATGTAATTGCCGAAGTTGTATTAGGAGAATCCAAAAATTCTCCATTCATGTCACGGGTCTTAACGTGACCAATACCATCACTATCTGCTTGCATTGCACTTGAACATTGACTTCGACTTCCAGAAGCGTCACCAATATAAATAGCAGTAGAATCTCTTGTTAAACGAACCCTACCAGAGTATCCACCATTTGCAGTTGACATACTACATTTGTAGGAAACAAGAAATTTACTATTAGCAGAAGCAGGGGTAATAGTTACTGTACATAAATCGGCAAAAGACGTAGCTATTCTACTAGCAGTATTTGTTTTTACATCTTGTAGAACTTGTCCCATTTTTGCACCTAATCCAGTAGCGGTAGCAATACTTGTACTATCTCCAAAATGTATAGTCATTATGATACCTCCGTTAAAGCAAACTTATACTTCTTGCCATTGCGTTTGTTCACTAAGAAAAGATCCTCTGCTCCTTCTTGTATAGTATAACTTCCCCAAGTTCCGTCAACATCATTAGATGAACCTTCGTTAGATAAGTTAAGGTCGC